TTTGTATCTGCCGTTTAATACACCAGCAAAAGTATTACCAGTGTCGTCAACATTAAGATTGTTGTTTAATGCAGGAGTGTAATCTAATACACCAGCCATTTGAAGAGCACTTGCAACATCTGAAGAACAGATAATCATGTTACCTTTTCCTCTTCGTGTTCTTTGTGCAATTCTGTTAGCATCTCTCTCTAATTGGAACATTAAACCTTTGAATCTTTCAACTGACCATCGACCGTTTGAGTCTGTGTCTAAGTCAAAGATACCAGCAGTTGTAACATTACCAGTTTGAGCACCTTTTTCTGCATTGATGTAGATTGTTCTAACAACTTCTCTATTGATTTCAGCAAGAATTTCAGCAGATAGAATATTTGCTAATTCTGTTTCTGCGTCTAAACCGTGGATTGCTTTAAGGTCTTGTGCAAGTTCCATAGTGTATTCTGCTTTAAGAGCTCTTGACTTAGCAGTCACAGTTGATTTCTCAATTGAGAATGCCATTTCAGCAAATGCATTACCAGATGCATCTCCTAGAGCTTCAGCAGCTGCTGTAGTCATTGCTGTACCTTTTGTGTAAGTACCAGCAGCTGGACTATCATTTAATGCAGCCGGGTTGTTGTTAGGTGAACCAGAGTGAGCTGTAGATGAATAGCCATCAACAGATGAACCAGCAGCATTTCTACCACTGAAGTCTGTATCAGCTTCATCAAACATTGCTTCATTTCCAGTTTGTGAAGTATATCTGCTTCTCATTGCAAAGATAAGTCCAGTTGGACCAGTCATTGGCTGAACGCCAGCGATATCGTATGCAATTAAGTTTGGCATTGCTCTTCTAACTAATGAAATTAGGATTGGATCCCAATTCGCAACTGAGTTACCAGTAGCGTTAGTTGGAGCTGCCTCGCTTAAGAAAGCTTGGTCTTCTTTCGAAGCTCTTTCTTGGTTTTCTAAGATGACAGATGTAACGGCTCGTCTGTAAGAGTCCTTGATTTCTGGTAAATCAGGATGTTCTAAGACAGGCTGCCATTTTTTCTCGTGTGTTTCGGATAAGTACATTTTAATATTTCTCCCTTACTTATTACCTGTTAGACAGTTTAATGTCTTTTGTTTTGCTAATAGCGGCGGTGTAAGCAGCCATTGCATTTGATAAATCTTCATTTGAAGATTCACCAGCCGCCACATCATGTAAATCCTCTTTCACTTCTTCTTTCTTACCAAAATATGATTCTTTAATAGTTTCACATTTTGCTTTAAAAGATTCAGCGTCTGAGTAGTCAATTTCTTCGGCAAGCTTAGCAAATTTTTCTTTTGCTGTGTCAGCAAGGTCACTAGCAACTTCAGACATGATTTCTTTTCTTGTCTTAACTGTATTGTCCTTGTTTAACTCAACATTCTTTTCAATTTGCTCATTGAGTTTCTTTTCTAAGTCTTCAATTTTAGAAGCTTGTTCTTCTAAAACATTGTACTTTTCATCAGGAACATCAATGTAATGCTCAGCAAAAAGTTTCTTTAATCCTGAAATAAAGTCTTCAGCGATTTCACCTTTGATGCCTCTTTCAAGTGCGATTTCATTTTCTTTCATCCACTCTTCGACAACATAAGATAGATAGCTGTCAACTTTTTCAGTTAACTCTTCTTTATGCTTAGCAGTTTCTTGCTCAAATTTGTTGTTGTACTCTACTTCTAAGTGTTCTTCAATCTCTCTAACTTTAGATTTGATTGCTGATTCAAAGATAGTAGCAGCTTTGTTTTTAAATTCTTCGGATAAGTCTGACTCTCCGGCGATTAAAGCATCAACATGTTCAGTTACATCAAGTTCTTCTTTTTTCATTTTCTTGTCATAACCTTCTTCTTTGTCTCCGTCTTTTTTATCTGCTTTCTTGTCTAAGTATTTTTTTAGACCGTCTGGCATTTCGCCTTCTTGTACGACTTCTCCCGATTGTTCTGTTTCTTTGTCTTCTTCCTCTTTCAACTTCGGCATAGGATCAGCTGCGCCTTGGCTTTTCTGAGGAGCTTGACCAGAAACTTCCTTAACTTTTTTAGTTGCGTCAGGATTGCTGTCTGTTGGTTTTACCACAGCTGGACCTAAATCTTCTGCCTCATTCGACAGGTGAGTTGGCCCAGCCGCTACAGCATTCTTTTTAGGAGCATCTGCAACTGTAGCTTCCGCTACTGCTTCAGCTTCTAACGCCTCTAAATTTTTAGCTTCTGTATCGGCCATTGAGAAATCTCCTTTAATTAAAATAACTAGTTATTTTTTCTCTTAATTATAGATATTTATAAGATTATAGATTTTGAAGAAAGGATTTGAAGACTTTAGACTTAGCTTCTGCTAAAGCCTCTCTCTTTGCTTTCGCAATCTGTTGTTTCCACTCATTAATATCTTTTTCAACAAGAACGCCATTGTCCCATATCCACTCTTTTTGTTCCATAATGCCTTCTACGAAAGCATCTGGAGCTGAGGGGTCAGCAACAATATCAGCAGCTGTAGCTAAATAAAAATCTCTACCTACATAATTTGCGCCATTCTTGGTTACCAAGGAACCCATACCTCGACTAGATACTCCTAATTGAGCACCTTCGTCAATAAGACCTTTTACAATCTTACCATACGGTGTATCCATGATTTTTGCTTCACCGATAAAATTTTTGCCTTCAGACTTTAGAGATGTAATCATATGTGATACTCTCTCAAGGTTTACTGTAGGTCCATCTGGATGGCCTAGTTCACCGAATGCTCTTTTTTTATCTATGAATTCTTTTGTATAACGGTCTACTTCTTTACCAAGTATTTCACTTTCGTAAATTCTACCGTTACGATTTTTAATATCTGACTGTAAGAAGACGCCTCTTATTTTGTAATTCTTTTTACCATTGGTTTCTTCAACCAAGTATTGTGCGTCTTGTATTTCTTCCGATATAAGTTTCATTGTTCTCTCTCTTGTACCAACTATTTATAAACTTTTTTATCTAAACTCTACAATTATTGTGTAATTGTCACCGTTTGCAAAGTTTTTTGTTGATAATAGTATATCTCCTGTTGGTGTTGTTGCGTTATTTAATATCTCATCTCCAGCAGTTCTTAGGTCCCAATAACCATTCCCACTTAGTAATACTGCTGTACTATTTGTTGCACCTGCCCATAACAATTCTACAGCTGACTTATTGTTAGCCGTGTTAATAGAGTACCATATTCTAGCAATCTTTCTAGCACCATCTTCGGTCATAAATGTTGTTTCTGAAGCGTCAACTTTTCTAACTAATTGTTCGCCTGTACCGTCTGAGATGTTTGTCATCTTAACAACAAATTTAACACCAGAGGTATCTGTCAATGTTTGTGTTGTAACTATGTCTGCCATTTTAATTAAATCCTGTTTCTTTGTGACACTCTAACATTAGACTAAAATTATCTACATTAGCGTCTGTTATAATTTTAATATCACCTGTACCTCTAATTTTATTTTCATTTGGTTTTAAACCATAATTATCAATACCTGTCATATTCAATTCTTCTTCATTTTCAAATTGCAATTTTACTGTGCCTGTGCCTTTTACTTCATAGTAAACATTTGCAATTGATACTTCAGATTCATTTGTTGAACCTGATAATGTATCTAAATTAATTAAAGTTTCATCTTCATTTCTAGCGCCAGTAATTTTATTAATTACTTTAAATGAATCATCAACTAATTTTTCAGATACGATAGTCATATTATAATCCCCACTTAGTGGTTAAATAAGATTCCACACCAGAAATCTCAGCACCTGACAATGCTTTATTAAACATTAAAACTTCTCCAACATCACCGTTCATAAACTCAGCGCTGTCATCACAACCTATAAAAATTGTTCCGTTTGAAGCACTTGTAGTTGTACCAACCGTACCAGTAAATGTTAAAGTTTTAGCAGAACCATCAATTCTGTAAACTAATCTAGCTGCATTACCTGATTGTGTACCATCAAATACCAAAGTATGAATATGAAAATCTGTATCAGCCGCTGTGCTACTGTCTGCACTAACACCTGCCATAGTTACTTTAAAGTTTGTATCAATAAACATACCCATATCATCTTGGTCACTTGTAGTTAATGTTTGTGTACCAGATGTACTAGAAAACTTTGATACTATAACCATTGACATACCGGCCAAGCTTTGAGCCCACGCAACAGGATTAATACTTAAACAATCATTTGTACCATCAAATCTTACAATAGATTTTCCGTTTTGTATTGCTGACCTAAATGTTGGTCTTGTAGTTGCACCACCAGTTGGATTGGCATTATGAGCAAAGTTTGATTTATCTGTCCATTGAGTAAATGTATCACCATCTGAAACAGCTGGTGTAAATTGTCCAGCAGCTGCACCATCAAACCAAACTTGTAGAGTTGTAGCTGCGTCTGATACTGAATCCTCAATTGTATCTATTCCACCACCAGATGCAAATTGTTGGTCGTACCAAGTTTTAGAAAGTTCGCCACGCTCAACACTATCTGCAACTGTTCTACATCTAATATAATTTTGTTGAGTGCCACTAAAATCTCCTACTTTAGTATAAGTTCTAATACCACTAGCAACAGAAACATTAGTGCCGTCAGCAGAATCAGGATATGTGTTAGTAACTACAGCAGTATTTTCATACTCCCATATACCGTTTGAACCTGGTACTGTTACCCACGCCATCTCTATTCTCCTGTTTCTGTGTCAATATAATTGTATAGAACATCTGTACTTACATTGTGAAAGTCTGCGACTTTATCAACAGCAGTTTCTACTCTATCAATTATACTACCTTCTTCTTTTTCTATTACTTTAAAAAAATCAGTTACCACTTCTTTGTGAAGAGGTGGCAACTCATTAAAAGTTTTTGTAGTTATAATATTGTTATTATTATAATTACTGATTTTCATTCTCAGCAGGTGCCTCTGCTTCAGGTTGAGTTTCAGTATTAGGTGTAAACTCAATCTGTTGACCCTCAGTGTCCATAATTTGGTCTGTTCTATCAGACGGGTCAATAACGGCAGGCTTTGGGTCACTATGAGGTTGTGCCTCTACTCCATTAAATATTTTACCTGCAATATCAATTCTAGCTTGGTCTAAACCTGCAGCTACTTTATCTCTTAAAGCATCTTTAAATGCTTCGCCAGCTTCTGCATTGTTGCCAGCTGCTAAGTCATCAATAAATGTTTTTACATGTTCACTCATCATTTTCTCCTATTATAAGTTCTCATTATTTGTTGTTGGGGCTGCAATAATACCGTCATCAACTTCTTTTTTAATTTGTTTATCAATATCTTCAATATCTCTTTGAGATTGTTTTAAGATATTCTTTCTAACATATTCTACTGAGAAATATTTACCAACATAATCTCTTACACTATCAGCAAGTCTTAATCTTTCTAATAACATTTCAGACTCTTTTAATTCTGCAAAGTGTCCGTCTTGTAAGAAATCATATTGTAATGCATCTCTTAAAATGTGCCAATCTTCATCTGTAATAACAGCTTTTAAGATTAACTGTGTTTTAAGAACATCATTAAATAACTCAGTAAATTTCTTTCTTAACCTTTGAACAAATTTAGTAAACTTCAGTTCATCTCTTGTAATTTCAGTAGAACGGCCAAGATTAAAACCTTGACTGGCCTCTAATCTACTAGCAGGAACATTTAAACTTCTATAAAGTTTACTTCTAAAATATTCAATATCTGTAATCTCACCTAAGTTCTGACCTCCAGGCAAAGTAGTAATATCAGTACCTCTACCACCTTCTCTACTTGGTAACCAAAAGTCCTCAAGCATAGACATATAGTTTCGGTCATCTCTAATCTCACCTGTAGATGCATCATAGACAAGTTTGTTTCTATATCTTGCCATAACATCTCTAAGATATTGTTCAGCCTTAACTTTAGGTAAATTACCTACATCAATTTTAAAAATTCTTCTTTCAGGTGCTCTTGCAATTCTGTAAATAACAGCAGCATCTTCAATCATTCTTAATTGATTGACAGGTTTAATTGCCTTATGTAAATAAGACAAGACCATATTTTTGTTTTGGTCAACTAAACCACTAGGCACAAAAGCAACAGCATCT